GTCTACGCTTAAAGGATTTCACCATGAGTTTCCGCTGGCCTAACAAGGACCCTGACGAAGAGCTAGACTACAATGTTGACTGGTCCCGGTTCCTTGGTGAAGAAGGTGTCACTGCTGTTAGTGTTAACTGGTATGTTGATGACGCTGATGGTGTAAAGACTAGTATTAATGCTGGTGAAACTGTTAATGGTATCCAGAACGTATCCGAAACAAATACTAATACAGTGACTACAATTAACCTAAATTCTGGTACTGCTAATACTGACTATAAGTTTTACTGTAGTATGACTGACAGTGTTGGTCTTGTAACTGAACGTGTCATCAAGCTACGAGTAAAGGAACGATAATGGCTTACAATTTCCTTGGGCTTGTAAACGATGTTAACCGTCGTCTTAATGAGGTGGCCCTTACATCTAGCAACTTTAGTACTGCTACTGGATTTTACTCGTCAGCTAAAGACTCAATCAATGCATCAATTCGTAGCATTAACCAAGTTGCCTACGAGTGGCCGTTCAATCATGTCGAGCAGGAAGAAACACTGACTGCTGGCACGACACGTTATTCGTACCCATCTGACTGCAAGACTGTTGATCTTGAATCATTTAGAATTAAACGTAATAGTACTTTTGGGAATGCTACTCAGAAGCTTTCTATTCTTTCATATGAAGACTACCTGAACCGCTACGTTGACGATGAGTACAATACTTCTGACACTGGTATCCGGGCGCTTCCCCGTCACGTATTCCGTACACCTAACCAAGAGTACGGTGTTCATCCTGTACCTGACAAAGCGTATGAGATTGTGTATGAGTACTACCGGTTGCCGGTAGACCTACAGCTATACTCTGACGTGCCTGATATTCCAGAACAGTTTAGGTACGTTATTGTAGATGGTGCTATGTACCACTCGTTCTTGTTTCGTGGTAACACACAGGACGCTGCACTAATTGAAGAGAAGTTTATGGAAGGTATCAAGGACATGCGATCCTTGTATATCAACCGATACGATTACGTTAGGGATACTCGTATTGATCGTGGTGTCCGCATGAACGGAAGGCTTGGCAACTAATGCCGACTAGGTGGGATACATTTCCGGTAGAGTGTCGTGGGGGCTTGGTGACTAACATCTCGCCGCTACAACAAGGTATTAGTAATCCGGGTTCTGCCCGTACACTAATTAACTTTGAACCTTCGATTGAGGGCGGGTATCGTCGGGTACAAGGATACACACAGTACGACGACGATTATGTTCCACCGTATGGTGACCCTGTTGTTCAAGCTAGTGGTCAGACTGGCACCACAATTAACATTGCGAATATCTACGAAGAACCAGCCGATGGCGATACTTTTACTATTGATGGTGTATCCGGCACATACACAATTGATGCGGCGGGTGTATCCTTCAATAGTACCAACAAGACTGCTACACTGACGCTGACGACATCCTTGGATTCTTCACCTGCCGACAAGGCTGCTATTACGTTCAGTAATACTACCAGCCTTATTAAGGGTGTTATTTACTACGGTGGAAGTGTGATTGCTTACCGTGGTGGGTCGTTGTGGTCTTCGGATACTATTGGCTGGACAAAGATAAACGTACCTTCTTATGGTACTGTCCTTACTGCTGGTGGCGCACAGACTGGTACATCCTTTAATGTGGATGGTTTGACCAGTGTCCCACAGGTCGGTGACACATTTAGTATTGCCGGTATTGAACTTGTATATACTGTTACGGTACTGCCTACAGTAACCAGTGGTGCAGCTACACTTACTATTACGCCAGCACTAGCGTCTTCACCTGCCAATAATGCAGCCATTACTTTCCTTAGTGTTGACCGTAGTGGTGGTGGAAAGCTTCGGTATGATACGCTGAACTTCAGTGGTACCCAGAAGATTGTATGTGTTGACGGACAAAATAAGCCGTTCACTTACGATGGTAGTACGTTTGTTGTTCTTAATGATGCCCCATCTGATGTAATATCCGCTGACCACGTTGCGGTATTTAAGAATGCGGTATTCTTTGGGGAAGCTAACTATGTAGCATTTACCGCACCTTTTGACGAAACAAACTTTAATGTTGCTAGTGGTGCCGGTGTTATAAATATTACTAAAGACATTACAGGTATGCGTGTCTTTCGTGACCAGCTTATTATCTTTAGCACAAACCATATTGTTTCACTTCAAGGTAGCACAGTATCAGACTTTACAGTCAAACCAATTACACACGACGTGGGTTGTATACGCCCGGACACTATACAGGAAGTTGGTGGTGATATTGCTTTCCTTGGCCCTGATGGTATTCGATTGTTGACTGCTACTCAACGTATCGGTGACTTTGGTCTTGCGGTTGCTTCTCGTCCTATTCAAGACAAAGTACGTGATCTTGTTTCTTCTAATACTTCTTTCTGCTCTTGTGTTGTTCGTGAAAAAAACCAGTACCGTATCTTTGGTTACGCTGCCAGTACTACAAGAGCTAATGCTAAGGGTATTATTGGTGTGCAGTTTGCTGACCAGACATCTGAAGGTATGGCTTGGTCGCAGCTTGAAGGTATCAAGGCGTATGTAGCAGATAGTACTCAAGAGGAAAACGAAGTAATCGTATTTGCTGGTAGCGATGGTTTCGTTTATCTTATGGAAACTGGTAACACCTTTGGTGGTAATGACATTTCGGCTTTCTACGATACCCCATACTTTTCTGTAACTGACCCAAGACTTCGTAAAACATTCTACAAACTTACAACTTACATTGATCCAGAAGGTGCAGTTACTGGTCAAGTCACGCCTAAGTTAGACTTTGATGAAACCAATACAATTCAACCAGAACCTATTTCATTGATAAGTGATAGTAACGCTGCTTCATTTTACGGCAGTGCTGTATATGGTGTTAGTAGTTATGGTGGTAAACTAAAGTACGTATTCAATCATCAAATTATTGGATCAGGTCGTACAGTTAGTTTCCAGTATTTGTTTGAAGGGACTGACCCTCCGTTTTCACTAGACGCAATAACACTCGAATATCAGAACAACGACAGGCAGTAAGGATAAACAATGGGAACCGGATACACTAGAAATGACGCTGGTAACAACATTGCTAACGGTAACGTTGTTAATGCTGCTGACCTTGATGGAGAGTTTGATGCTATCCAAGCAGCTTTTGTTGCAGTCTCTGGACATACGCACGATGGTACTGCGGCTGAAGGCGGAGCAGTAGAAGTAATTGGTCCTAACCAAGAGTACGTTTCTACGACAGGTGCCTTCTACCCTAAGACTGACGGTACTTATGATCTAGGTTCTGCTACTCTTGAGTGGAAGGACTTGTACATTGATGGTGTCGCGTACCTAGACCAAGCTGATGTTACTACACTGAATGCTACTACTGTAGACATTAATGGTGGTGCAGTTGATGGTACTATTATTGGTGCTTCTGTTGCCGCTGCTGGTACGTTTACTGATGTCACAGCTACTGGTACAACTACTCTAACTACTGTAGACATTAATGGTGGTGCAGTTGATGGCACTATTGTTGGTGGGACGACCCCGGCGGCGATAAGCGGGACGACTGGCACGTTCTCTGGCACCGTCGGCATCACCGCAAACGTCGAAGTTGGGGGCAGCATCTACAGCCCTGCAAACACCGACACTCTGGTTATTTTCGGTGGCACAAACGGTGACGGGGCGAACTTGAGGATGCACGGGTCTGGGACGGCGGCCCCGAATAACGCGATCATGGACGCGGACGTTCACCGTTTCCGCAGTCAGGCCGGAACAGAATGGGCGCGATTTACCGGTGGAAATTTCGGAATCGGCACAACCAACCCACTCACTGACCTTGATGTCACTGGCAGCGCCGCAGTTTCTGGTAACCTAGGAATCGGCACAACCACTCCAGACTATAAACTCCATGTTGCAGGAGCAAACCCTGAAGGCGGCATACTTGTAGAGGACACTAGCGCGAGCGCTGCCAGCCCTGCTATTCAGGTAATTGGAAAAAGAAGCGACGGCAACACTTCTCCGGCATTTGCCGGGAAATTAGCTATTGCATCTAATAGGACAGATGCGGCCATCGGCACGGACAAAAAGCTAGGCACGATATATTTTGGTGGAAATCACACCGATGGTTCTCAAGCGAATATAAGTTTCCCGGCCTCTATTGCTGCTGTGACGGAAGCAACTTTTAACTCTGTATCGGATATGCCAACAGCTTTGGCCTTCTATACCGGAAGCACAGGAAGAAGCCTTTCTGACGCCAATGTCGACATCGGCACTGAGCGTTTGCGTATAGATAGTGACGGCAACGTGGGGATTGGAACGTCTAGTCCATCAGTTCCGCTCACCGTGACCGGTAACATGCGATCAACTGGCAATGCAGTAATCGGGACAACAAGTGATTGGACATTCGCATCAAATTGGCGGGGGGTTAAGCTTTCTGACCGTCATGCCATTCAGGCAACCAATGCGGCCAGCAGTGTGGCCCTTTCCTCGAATGCCGCCATTGGATCGTCTGGTTGGGAGTATACGGTCACAGGCGAAGCCGCTGGCAACTACACTTTAAACAGCGGGACTCATATTTGGAATTATGCGGCGTCTGGGACTGATGGCGATCCGGTGACATTCACAGAGGCAATGCGTCTTACTTCGTCAGGTAGTCTAGGCATCGGGACGGCTAGTCCAGTCACTGACGTTGACATAAACGGGCAACTCGGAGTGGCCGCAGGGACTGCCGCCGCGCCGTCCTACTCGTTTCGCACTGACCTTGACACCGGGATTTATAGCAGCGCGGCGAACCAACTTGCCATTGCAACGAATGGTGCACAGGTGGCGCGGGTCAATAACGTTGGAGCCTGGAACTTCACAGGGACCGGAACAAATATTCAACTGTTGGGCGGGACTGTTGATCTTGGTGCCGAAGCCAGAACCTGGGCGTTTAAGTCGCCTGCAACGGATAGCCTCACGGATGCTTTTGTGTTCGAGACCGGCAATTCTTGGCAGTTCAATGTGGACACTGCCGCCGCCCTTACGATCAATGCATCCGGTCAAACCGTAGTTGCCAATGAATTGTTTGCAGCGGACGGCACGGCGGCTGCGCCTTCGGTGTCGTTCTCAAGCGACCCTGACACCGGCATGTTCAGTGCCACCGCAAACCGACTGAGCTTTAGTTGCGCCGGAGTAGAACTCCTGCAACTAGAAAACGACCAGATCATGCACTACAACAACGGGTCGGCGGCATCTCCTTCGTTCTCTTTTAGGGTAGACCCAGACACAGGGGTGTATCGGTACGGCTTGAACAACCTTGGCTTTGCCGCAGGTGGCGTCTACTCGGCAAGGGCTACCCCGACTGGATTTATTGTTGCCGGTGCTTTGTCCAAAGGCTCTGGTTCATTCCGCATCCCACACCCCATCCGGGAAGGTCACGATCTCGTTCACTCGTTTGTGGAAGGTCCTACTGCTGACAATATTTATCGGGGTGTTGTTAGACTAGTTGATGGTAAAGCAGTTGTTAATCTTGACGAAGCTGCCCGTATGACTGAAGGCACCTTTGTTGCGTTGAATACAAACACACAATGCTTCACGACTAATGAAGACGACTGGACTGCAATTCGTGGTAAAGTTAATGGTAACCTGCTGACGATTGAAGCACAAGACCCTCAGTGTACTGCAAGTATTTCTTGGCTTGTAATTGGCGAACGTCATGACCAACACATGATGGACACAGACTGGACTGATGAAAATGGTCGCGTCATTACTGAGCCGCTTACTGAGGTTCCAGCAGACGGGGAATTGTAGAAATGCCAGAGTTTATAAAAGACTGGTGGTCCGTCATTGTTGGAGTTTTTACACTTATAGTTTGGTTGGTACGTCTTGAAGGTAAGGGTTTATCTAACTCGTCTGAAATTGAAAGCATTAAGTCACAGCGTAAAGAAGACTTAGAGCTTCGTAGACACGATCAAACTCAAACTGCTGAACTACTCAAAGAAATTCGACAAGACATTAAGACACTCATGGCAAGTAAGTAAGATTTACTAATGACAAAGATTACACTTCGTACAGCACTGGAACTTATTTCCCACGAGGCTATTGTTCGTGAAGCCTACAAGGATAGCGTTGGTATCTGGACTTGGAGTATTGGCATTACGTCTGCCTCTGGCTATAACGTAAACCAGTACATCAGTAACCCACAACCGATGGACAAGTGCCTTGAGGTATTTGTGAAGGTACTGCAAAAGTACGCTGACGATGTGGACCAAGCTTTTACTGGCCGTGTCTTATCAGAGGAACAGTTTGCTGCCGCCTTGTCGTTTCACTACAATACTGGTGCTATTAAACGGGCGTCATGGGTAAAGTCTTACCTTGCTGGTAACTACTCCAAGTCTAAGTCTGAGTTTATGAATTGGCGTAAACCTCCAGAAATTATTCCTCGTCGTCAAAAGGAACGTGATCTGTTCTTTGATGGTAAGTGGAGTAACAACGGTACAGTTACTGAGTTTACAACTGTTCGAAAGAATGGTAGTATTGACTGGTCGTCTGGCAAACGTGTAAACGTTACTGAGCAACTTGAAAAACTTTTCGAGGTTAAACCTGTACGCCAACAGTCTAACCTTATTGAGACTATTGTAGAGTTTATTTTAGAGTTGATTGGACAAAAGAAATGAAGTACTTTAAGCCAACTTCCCTGACATGGTGGATGTCTTTCTTGCCAATTGCAGGTGGAATTATTATAGCTACTGCCGATATACATGGGCAAGCAGCCCTTGTCACTTCAGTAAACAACTTGACTGGTAACGTAGAGCCTGCTGTGTTGATTAATGCTGGTCTTGTTGGTATTGGACTACGGGCTGCAATGTAATGCTTGGTCAAATCAAAGTTGTCCTTGTTCTAGTTCTGACTTCTATTACTGCTATTGCAGCCGTATGGTTTCGGCGTGATGCGAAGAAGGATGCTAATGCAGAAGCTAAGGAGAAAGACCTTGAGAATGCTATTAAAATCCGCCGTCGTGTTGATGCTGCTAACAACTCTGAGCGGTTGTCTAAACATGATGACGCAGGCTTCAGAGACTGAGAGTACTATTTGTGAGTTAATTGGCGGGCAGCTACCTACACGTAGTCGGTCGGATACCTTACAAACACAAACTGAAATACAAGAACTATACCTGCGGTTTGAGACAACCTGTCCCGCTTACGCTAACCTGATACCATAAGAAGGAATACAACGCATGGCTGGCCAAGAAAAGAGCCGACTGACTAAGGCTGTAAGCCAGATACTTAAGCGTATCCGTGGCGGTTCTGGCTATGCTGCTGGTGGTCAGGTTAGTCAACCTGAACTGCAATACTTTTGGGATCAAAAGAAGGCTGGGAATAGTGGTGCGCCACCGTCGCCTAACAGTACTAATCCTACCACTATATCTGAACGAGCAGTATACGACCAACAAGTACTGGGTATTGCCCCGTCAACTCCGACTACTCGTACGGCAGTAGACCCTGCGGTAGCAGCACAAGTAGAAGGTACAACTAATCTTCTGAACGCTTCTGTGAATGACCCCACGAGTGTCCTTAAGTCTGCTGACGTTGGGACAATGAGTACAACTGCGGGTCAGCTTGACCCCACTAAAGTCCTAGAACTAGGTGGTGCTACGGATGCGAGTACTGCACAAGTTACTCCGGCTGCTGCCGTTAAGGTACCCGATGTACCTGACGCACCTCAAGTAAAAACTGCTACGTCTACTGCTGGTGTCAACAAGATTACCGACCAAACGAAAGCTGCACAAGGTACTGTCAGCGATAATGCTTTGGTTGAAGGCGCAACGATGGACCCACAGGACCTAGCGTCTCTTGGTCTTGATGCTGCACAAATTGCTAAGCCACAGGTTGTACAAGACGTTGGAGAACTAACTCTTCAGCCCGGAGAACTTATTAAAGGTTCAACTGTTGACATGGCGGCTGTTAACAAAGTAGCCAAGATGGAAGCCGCTACTGCACTGCCGTCAGAGAAGGCTACTGTTGCCGGACAACTGAAAGACCTTACCGAAGGCTTTGACACAAAGAACCCGCCTCCTTGGGCTGCTGCTTCTATTCGTGCAGCTAACGCAGAGATGGCTTCTCGTGGTATTGGCGCATCGTCTATGGCTGGTCAGGCTGTACTACAAGCTTCACTTGAAGCTGCGTTGCCTATTGCTATGCAGGACGCACAGACACGTGCAAGCTTTGAGTCACAAAATCTTTCGAATAGACAGCAGGCTGCACTGTTTGGTGCTGAGCAACGGGCCAAGTTTTTGGGTATGAAGTTTGACCAAGACTTCCAGTCCAAGGTAATCAATGCTGCTCGTATTGGTGAGATTGCTACAATCAACTTCACGTCTGACCAACAGATTGCACTTGAGAACGCCAAGCTTGCACAGACTGTAGACATTGCGAACCTTGATGCTAGGAACGCCAAGGTACTAGCAGATGCTGCTGCCATGACACAGCTTGACTTGACTAATTTGTCTAACATCCAGCAAGCACAAGTTCAGAACGCTAAGGCATTCCTTGAAATGGATATGACCAATCTGAACAACCAACAACAGACTATCATGATGAACTCACAGGCACGTGTACAGGCACTGCTTAGTGACACGTCAATGACCAATGCTACCCGGCAGTTTAATGCTTCAAGTAAACAGCAGGCAGACCAGTTCGAAGCCTCACTGATTAACCAGACACAACAGTTTAACACTGCCCAAACAAATGCTGTTAGGCAGTTTAATGCTGGTGAACAAAATGCTATGCGTCAGTTTAATGCACAGCAACGTAATGCTAGGGAACAATTTAACGCACAAAACAGTTTGATTATTGAGCAAGCTAATGCCCAATGGCGGGCTAACGTTGAGACTACAGAGTTTGCTGCACAACACGAAGCCAACATGTCACTGGCTAAAGACGCTAATGGTATTACTACCGCCGCCTTGGATAACATCTGGCAGACAGAGCGTGACATTATGGGCTATACTTTTACTTCCAGTCAGAATAGAATGGACCGTTCGTTGAGTCTCTTGCTAGCAGACAAAGACCTTATGGCCGTACGTGAAGAAATTGAAGCAGAAGTTGCACAGACCGCTAAAGCTGACCAGTCAACGAAAAGAGCCGCCATGACTAAGTTCTTTGTTGACCTTGGTTTTGCATTGATGGAATAAGGCAAGTGACAAATAGTAAGGATTTGGACTATGTACACTAGAGACGGGTATAGTAGGTCTGCTCAAAACGCGGATAGGCTACGGTTTAGTACAGGTATCAACGTAAAAAGCTCTGGTATTGCAAACCGTGGTCTAGCCGAAAGAGGTGGACGAAAGGCACGGAATAAGATTGAGTCTAGCTTTGACTCACTTACGGATAGTATGGCGCAACGTCAAGCTGAGCGGGATGTTGCTGCGCAGTACATGACTGCCTTTCGTCCGACTGAAGACACCGGACCCGCTGGCCCAATTGGCAATGGCGTATACTCGGACATTACTGCTGAAGTAAGTGACGAAGAAACTCGGACAATTCTTGCGACTATCCAGCAAAACGAGTCTGCGGGTGACTACTCTATCCGTAACTTTACTTGGCAAGAGGGTGACACTAGCCCACCGTCAACTGCCTCTGGTGCCTACCAGTTTACTCGACCTACTTGGAGAAGCCTTACAGAAAGGTACGGGGTTGGTACTGAGTACACTGATGCATACATGGCACCTCCTGAAGTACAAGACCAAATTGCTGCGATGCACGTTGAAGAAATTCTAGACCAAAACAATAACAACTTGGCTGCTGTACCTAACGTATGGTATACTGGTAATCCACAAGGTAACATGAGCCAATCGGCAATTGATACTAACCGTGGACATACCTCAAGTGCGTACATGAATAATTTTATGTCAACGTATAATGCAATGAAGAACGCATAAGGCAATCTAGTAATGGCACAAGACTTAAGATTCGAACGTCCTATTCCCGGTGAGTCTCTTACTCAACCGCCTCGTAATGCTAAGTGGGAACGTGCGCCAGAGATTGTAGACCCTGACGAAGCAATTGAAATGCACCTAACTAGGGTCAATACACCTAAACGAATCTTGGCTATTATTGGTCTTGTAGAGGAAGGTCTTGACGTTAAAACAATAACAGAGGGTATCCTTCGTTCCGCTGTATCAGAGGGTATGCACACAATCGACGTAAGCCTGATTGTTGGGCCAGTCTTGCACGAGTTTATTTGTGATACTCTTGAGGAAGCTAACATTGACTACGACGACGGACTTACTCCCGAAGATGAAACACCAGAAGGTAGGCAGCTTACAGTAAAGCGTCGTGCAAGGCGACTGTTTCAGAAATCCTCTCAACCACCTGCTGCAAGTAACAGTAAACGTTTCATCCCAGTTGAGCGCGGTAAGAAAAAACGGCCTGCACCTGACACAAAGAAAGAAGCTACCAGTGGTGACCAACTGGAGCTAGACCTTGGTGGAGCCATGAAAGAAGTTGGTCTTATGTCGAGGAAATCCAAATGAGTTTCTGGGTAGGCTTAAGCCAAGGGTTCAGTGAAAATATTGAGCGTCGTGCAACTGAGCGTGAAAACGAGAAGGACCGCGAAGAGAACCGTAAAGAACTTGCTGCCCGTATCAGGGCAGACCGTAACAATACAGTACTGCCTATCGTTATGAGGGAACGTGCTGCACTACAGGAGGCTGCGCTACAAACTGCTGAACAAATGAAGTACCTACGCAGTGTCGGTGTCAGTGATGTTTCTATTGTTGGACTACAGAACTCTGGTCAAATTGACGTAGCAGTAGATACTATTTCTCGTGCTCAAAGCCAAGGTAAACTTACACCTGACTACATTACAAGCATGGACGAAACACTTCGTACTAGCATTGAAGACCAGCTTGGTGGTAACTTTGACAGGTACGTATCGGCTGCTGCTGTCATCATGGCGAACCCACGACTAGGTACACCGGATGGCGACGTTGTTGGAAACATCATGGGTCTTAGCGCATTGACTGATCCAGAGGTTGATGCCTTTGGTGTTGGTACCGATATGCTTGCACAAGCAGCTACTCTGTACGACGGACTGTACGAAGTAGAAGGTACGAGTGTACAACCTGTTGGTATTAACTTCTCCAATGCCTTTGGGCCTAGTGCTTCTGAAATTAGTGAGGCAAGAAATCAGGCTGTTAGGCTTACCGCAGAACTTACTGGTTCTAGTCAGGACATTATAACTTCGCCTACTGGTGAGATTAGGTATAACTACCAGTCAAACCCTGAAGAAGCTGACTTTGCTCAAAGACTTTTTAGTGATCTTATTTCAAGGCAATCACAAGCTGGTACGACCACAAGTCTACAGTCTGATATAACTGCTTTGTCTAGCGCCCTTACTGCTAAACTTCCACCACGAATTAATGGTGAGCAACGTAGACCGGACATTAATGAGATTGCGCAATACTACGAAGACTTCCGACAGTCTGGTGGCTTCGACGTTCCTACTGTCAATATACCCACTGCTGCACCAGCTATACCTGTAGCTGCCGCACCAGTTACTACACCAGTTACTACACCAACTACAAGTATGGCAGACGATGAAGAGTCTGATGTAGGTGCTTCGAACTACTTAGAAATACTGGACGCCAACTACATAGGTAAATAACAACAATGGCATATACAGATGAAGCCGCTGGTCGGTCATTCATAGAAACGGTGTCTAGTAACCCAGAGGCACAGGCTGATCTTGTCAGGTTCTTTAGTGGTGGTCGTTACAGCCTTTCTCGTGAAGAGATGATTGAAAAAGGTGCAGAAGGTCTAGCACGAGACTTCGTTGAGCATATGCGTTATCAGACAGTCAACGAGACTACTGGTGTCAAAGACTTGATGTATGCACGTAATGAAGACAACGACGTAAGAGGACGTGAATCTTTTGGTCGTCTTATGGAAGCGTACGACACGTCTGACGGTGGTGGTACTGGCTTTATTGGCGGTGCGCTTGACTACGGTGCAGCCCTTGCTACGGCCCCTAGTACGTGGCTTACAGTAGGTACAGGTGGTCTTGGTGCCGGTTCTAAGCTTGCTGCCCGTGCCTCTACAGTAGCCTCACAGGCCGCTGTACGTCGTGCTGTAGTTGGTCAGTTGTCTAACTCAACGACAAGGCAGGCAGCTATTGCCACTGTCCGTAACCAAGCTGCTAGTGGCGCACTAGTCGGTGTGACTTCTCGTCAGGCAGCACGGGCCTTGCCGCTAAGCCTTGGACGTGAAGCTGCCCGTTCTTTTCTTACGACTGGTGTAGTAGAGGCTGGTATTGGTGCTGGTATGTCTTACGCCAATAGGGAAGCACGAGCACAAACTATTGATGACTACCAGTACACTGCCGGTGACGTTGCGCGTGATGCACTGTTTGCTGGAGCACTTGGTGGCATCATGGGTGGTGTTGCTGGTGCCACTAACGCCAACGCACGTAATAAAATGTTTGACACTTTGATTGACCAAGGTGTTCGTGGACGTGCCGCTAAACGTGCTGCTTCTAAAGCTGCCAGAGATAGACTTAAGGCTGCACGTAAAGCTTCTGGTAAAGGTAAGGATGGTGTTCTCACTGAGGAAGCCTTGAAGGCGCAGATGGTTATTGACCGCACAGTAACTACTATGCAAGCACTTGATCCTGATCTTGTACTTAAGGGTGACACAGTCAAGAAGCTTATGCTGACCGGTAAAGAGTCAGACAGTGCTTTGTCTACAACTGGTCTGTCTCTTGACACTATGCGTTCTGTTGCCGCCGCTACTCTGGACATTGCGGATAGGTTTAACGTATGGCAGGCTGGTAAGAAGTTTGATCCTGACATCCGTATATCGGCACGTATAGCTGAGTATATGACTAGCTCAAAGACTGACCTTCCAAAGGCCCTAACGTTCTTGGATGAAGTTCGCCGTACGTACGGACTGTCTACTGAAGAGCTTAGCTATGTGTACCTTGCTGACTTGTCTAACGCAGGTAAGTTGTTGAACGTACAGTCACAGTTGAAACGTGGGCTTAAAGTTGCTGACGTTAAGGCTGCAACAGACGTACTGCGTGGATTGTCAGCTAAGGTCCCACACGTGGACATGGAACTAGCCACTAGGTTAGCCCGTGAAGCACAAGCGAACAAACCCAAAGGAGCAAGGCCAGACGAAGGTACCGCCATGTGGGTCTTGCGTCAGCTTGACCAAGCGTCTATTGCTATGATGACTAGTCAGCTTGGTACTACTGTTGCGAACATTGCAGGTACCGGCTTGAACCTTGCTGCTGATGTCAGTGACCAAACAATGCGTGGCCTGTACCGTGCTATCATTAAGCAAGACGGCGCGGGTGCTGTCAGTGCATTCAAGGGTGCCACAGACATCATTCGTGGTATGAGTATGGGTAACTCCGACAAGCAAGTCTTGGAAGTAATGTTTGCGGATAGCCTACCTAATACGTACAAACGTGTTTGGCACGACGTACTACGGTCTGATGAAATTAGTGACAACTCTACGTCCATGCTTCTTCGTGGAGCAAGAGCCGTAAACCTAATGAATGCTGTGACAGACAACACCTTTAAGCGGAACATATTCTACAGTAGCTTTAGCAGGCAGCTACGGGACGTTGCCGCGATGCCTTCTATTCAGAGGGCTGATCCAGTAACTGGTGAGATGGTTGAAATAGCTATTACACCTGCTATGCGTAACCAGCTTGGTCGCAACGTCAGTGAGTTTCTTAAAAAGAATGAAAGCTTTGACACAGAAAAGCTAGACATTCAAATCAAGGAAGTACTGGACGCTATCATTGACAGGGCTGTTAACGACACAGAGCGTCTGACTATGCAGCGTAGCTTTGTAGGTAAAGGTGACAACTCTCACTTTGGTAGGCTATCCGCTAGTGCTGTTGAGACTAGTCGTAAGATACCTTTCCTATTCTCACAAGTTATCGGTGCACCGTTCCCTCGTTACGTTGCCAACCAGCTTGACTACATCAACGACTACAACCCATTCAGTGGGGCCGCTCGTGGTGGACTTGCTACTATGGAACGGCTGATGTATGGCAAGGATGCTGTCGGTCGTTTTAGTGATCCGTTCAAGACTACTGAAGACCGTGCAGTACGTCAGCTTACTGGTCTTGCTTTTATCATTGCTGGTATTCAGTTGAACGCTTCTGGTAACTCACCAGACTACAAGACACTACAAGGTCCCGGTGAGGGTGAGGGTAGCGCAGGGTATGACCTTAAGCGGTCCGCTGGACCTTGGGTGCTACACATGTATATTGGTGAGCAGTACGCCCGTATGATGCGAGGCGACCCATTCCTTACTGATGCACCACAAGAGCTTCTTGATATTACGACTGGTATGACTGACCTTGGTGCTGATGGTGGACTTGTGGCTGACCTTATCAACTACTCGCAAGACCCAACGCCAACCAACGCAGACTTCTTGTCTAGGTCCTTGGGTAACTTTGGAGCTAACTTTACGTACCCCGCCGCTGTAGCAAGAGACTTGGTCGGGCAGTACAACCCCTTGTCTGCACCATCACCTTACACACGTAACACACGTAATGCTTCTGATGAACAGGACGTATTTATTGAGCCTGATAGTGGGTTGTCTTTGCTTGGCTACGTATTCACGAATGAACAGTTCGTCAACCAGCTTACCCGGTTCTTCCCAGACGTGGCTACATTTAGGTACGCTTCTAACAAAGGCCCAACAGAAGACGCCAGCTATGACCGCCCGTACTACAACGTGTTCAATCCGTCACCTCTTCGTACACCTAACCCAATCACAAAACAGTTTGGTGTTGAGCAACGTCAAAGTCAGACTGCTATTCAGGAAGAAATGGCTAGGCTACAACTCAGGGAGTTTGAACTAGGTCGTATTCCTACAAACAACCCTGTTGTAGACATACAGGCACGTGAGTTTTTAGCAAAGAACATTGACGAGTTGTACAACGACTTCCTTCAACAACCGATTGGAGATACACGTCTTCGTTACGCTGATCTGAACAACGAGCAAAAGGCAGAAGCACTTACTATCTGGATTGGACAAATAACTTCCGCAGCATCGACCTTTGTTTCAAACACACTGGACAAAAGGATTAACTCCAGTAACCTTGGAGAAGTAAGGGATGCCGCTGGATTTGTGCGTAATACGTACATAACCTACGCAGCTAATGGTGATGGTCTTGAGTGGCTCGACAAAGCAGCTAGTGAATTGTCTGGTGGTGTTGTTAGTTCTGCTAATGACTTCTTGGGTCAATCAGAAACTCTAACTGAAGAACTTACTAATCGCCTAAGACTGATGACAACCGCTAAAGGTATGCGAGAAACAGAACCTAACTTCTCTCGAACCCAGATAAGTAGGGCTGCTAGTAACTAAAAGAAAACCCCCAGTAGTAATACCGGGGGTTTCTCTTTGTCTACTGTTTAATTTCCTTGCTGCGCTCAACCATCAAGTCTGCGTACCGGTAGGCTTCTTCTACTATTTCCTCTGCCCGTCCGTACCTTGCTGCTGACAGAAGTCCTGCTAGTGCTGCACCTGCAAAGTAGTTTCGTAGTGTAACCTGACTGTTTATATCAGGTACTTCCTTACGGTTCTTCTCAAAGAACTCCTTTGCTTCTTCCTCAATAGACTTTGCAGTTGAGTTGCTTGCTCTACTTCGGGTTTGTTTCATTATAGTCCTTCCGCTAGAAACGCTACGATCCACTGCTTGCAAAGATCAGAGCGTACAATGTCGTCTGTTGTAAACTCAATAACAGGAACAGGTATCATATGTTTTTTAGCAATATGAATTGCACTACTTAGTCCACTGGTGTACCCAAGGTCAGACTGCTGGATGTCACCATTAAGAATTACTTTACAGTTTTGTCCAACACGAGTCAAGAACATTTTTATCTCGTGTGGTGTAACGTTCTGTGCTTCATCTAGAATAACAAACGCATCTTGAAAACTACGACCACGCATTGTTTCGAATGGTGCAATCTCAATGTTACCATTCTTAATGCCAGTCTCTACTGCACCCTTACCCATGTTCCAATGCAGTACCTCAAGCACAGGCATAACCCAAGGCATCATCTTCTCTTCCATAGTACCGGGAAAGTACCCAATGCTTTTACCGGCAGCTACGTTAGGTCTCGTGATAATAATTTTGTCTATCTGTTTGGTAGTGTATAGGTTGCTTGCATACGTAGCAGCAATGTACGTCTTACCTGTACCCGCTGGCCCCAAGACTACAACTTGACTAGACGACTTGATAGCCTCGATGTACTCAGCTTGTTTATCGTTCTTTGGTAGCAGGGCTGTTTGTTCTTTCTTTGCTGCACCTTTATAGTTTGTTTTACGTCGTGTTGTTCGCTTGGGATCGTCAAACATTACAGTCGTTCCCCTTCTACTTCGGCTACAAGACTATCGTAAATGATTTGTAGGTTTCCGACCAGTGTTTCGTTACTACTAACTTGGGTACACCCGACCTGCCACATGACGCCGTCAGGTAGTTGATCATTAAACATTGTATCAGCAGCAATTGCACGAGCAAAACATGTACTAAGTCTTTGTTGTTCTAGTGGTGGGTAGTTAGGGTCCATGAATACGGTTCCATTGGCTACAAAGAATACGTACAAAAAGAATTGTTCCATTAGCCTAGTCCTTTCAGTTGTGTTAGTATTGCTTCTCAAAGTCTGTCTGTATCTTGTCTGCCATCACTCTTCTTTCTCCTGAAATTGTGGGTCGTCAAGTAGGCTCTGAAGGTACTGCCGTGTAGCAGTAATACCAATTACCAACCGCAATACACGTACACCATAGTAAATAATCTTACGGGTATCGTACTCAACTGAAGTACCGTTCTTATCACCCCACCTACATAGACCCTTGAAGATGTCCTTTAGATGAATACCGTACTTACCCCATTTGTGTTCAGCGAGGTACTCCATCATGTCGTTAGTTGTAATCCAATCCTTGAATGGCATGTCGTAGTATGCTGATGGTCCACCAGCAGTCTTAGTTTGTTTTTCTTTCATCCAATCAAGTCCTCAAATTTAGGTTCACCGTTGATGTCCATTGGTACGTTACGTCCATCTACTGTAACGGTGTACCTGTCTCCTGCGTAATACGCACCGTACCACGCCATGATATTAGACACGTCACTCATCCTAGTTTCAAGGACAGTGTTTCGTGGTGTACCTTTGTCAGCATTACTAAAGACAAGTCGTACCATTTGTGTGATCCCTATACAAAAAAGCCGCACCCTATACCGTTAGTATATAGGATACGGCCAGTTGTTTTCAAGTACTACTTACTCACATGATCTAATGAGTTGTCCTGAGTTCTCGTCAAACTTCAACTCACACGCCCCACCTTCTTCTACTTGCCCTTCTTCAGTAGCAGTAAGGACACTACCGGTCACATCGTTAGGCCGGTACGTTGTGCAACCCTTACAGCCTGTATCGTAGGCTTGCATGTAGACTTCCTTGAAGTCATCAAAGCTGATGTCCTCTGGAACGTTGACAGTCTTAGAGATAGAACTATCAATCCAACGTTGTGCTGCTGCTTGCATCTTAATGTGGGCAGACGGATTAAGTGTCTGTGCCGTGACGAATGACTTAGGCAATGGGACACCTACGTTATCACGCTTCCACTTAGTAACCCCGTAGTCCTCAACAAGTTCAGTAATCTTGCTTCCGTCTTTCTGCATTACCTTGCGCTCATAACTCAAAGCGAAGATAGGTTCGATACCAGACGACACGTTACCAGCGTACAAACTAATAGTACCTGTTGGTGCGATGCTTGTCAGCAAAGCATTACGAATACCGTGCTCCTTGATTTGCTGCCGGATATGCTTAGGCATACCACGCATGTTCTTCGTGGCAAGGTACTTGTCGGCATCAAACAGAGGGAAAGGACCCTTCTCTTTTGCAAGGTCAATAGAAGCTTGGTACGCTGCAACAGCAATAAACTTCATGACTTTGTCTGTCCACTCAACCGCCTCGTCAGAGCCGTACACAATACCCCCAAGGGCCAGTGCGTCTGCAAGTCCAGTGACACCAAGGCCAATACGACGTTTGTTCAGTGCCTCTTCCTTTTGCTCTGGCAGTGGGAACTTCGACACGTCAACAACGTTGTCCATCATACGCACAGCAATACGTACCGTGTTCTCTAGGCTACGGTAGTTGATTGTGTAGTCATAATTAAGAAGAGCAACGAGGTTAATAGAACCAAGAAGACAAGCACCGTAAGGTGGAAGCGGCTGTTCACCACACGGGTTTGTAGCAGCAATCGTTTCACAGTAGTTGAGGTTATTCATCTCGTTGATACGGTCGATAAAGATCACACCCGGTTCAGCGTAGTTGTAGGTAGACAGCATGATCTTGTCCCAGAGAGACTTAGCTTTGATCGTCTTATACACCTTGCCGTCGAACACAAGTTCGAAGTCTTTGTTTTCACGAACAGCATCCATAAACTTATCGGTTACCAGTACCGACATATTAAACATACGCAAGCGGGCAGGATCACGCTTAGCTTCGATAAACTTCTCTACGTCAGGATGGTCACACCGCATCGTTGCCATCATGGCACCCCGACGTGTACCAGCAGACATGATTGTGCGACAGGACGAATCCCACACATCCATAAAGGTAAGCGGACCGGAGCTATCTGACGCCACACCCTTAACTTCAGCGCCCTGTGGACGCAACGTAGAGAAGTCGTAGCCAATACCACCACCTTGCTGCATGGTCAGGACTGCTTCTTTCAGCCCGTCGTAGATACCAACAAGACTATCTGGAATAGTACCCATCACAAAGCAATTGAACAGTGTCACATTACGCTCACCAGTACCAGCACCTGCGTTGATGCGACCGGCTGGAATAAACTTAAAGCTTTCGAGTGCTTCCTCAAAGGAGGTAGCCCACCGTGTACGTTCTGCGGGGTTCTCTGCTTGTGCCAAGGCGTTAGCCACACGCGCCCAAGTGTCATGTACTGTCATGTCTAGTGGTGTACCGTCGTACTTCTTGAGGCGGTACTTCATGTCCCACATCTGTTCTGCAATAGGTGTACGGAATACGTTGTGGTTGTACTGTGTGGTCATTCTTTAATTCCATCTACAATAGTGTCAATATCACCCCTCGTGATACCGATGTCTGCAAGGTCACGATTAGACATAGCCTCAAGTTGCTTACGAGTTTGCCTCTTCTTCCTGTAAAATTCCATCCGGTCCCACACTGACTTCCTTCGTTGTCCATTGGTTAGGCCAACATCGCTCGCCAAAAACATCTGCGTCTTCCTTTGTGTCAAACAATTTAATATCAGTCGTAATATTGTCCAGTGTCCACAACGTAACCTTCTCACGCTGCGGACCTTGTTGGATTGTTACCCCGACAATCCACTTGGTTTCAGTTGTCATCTTTTGCTGCCTCAATGATAGCCTTGATGTCAGGAGCCTGATAGTTTGGACCCTTGATAATCTTACCATCCTCACGACGGATAGGTTTACCATCATCATCTAGCTTAGACATATTGGACGCATGGACAGCAAGGAACGCTTGGTTCAAAACCTTTTCTCCATAAAACTCCTTAGCTTCAATCTTAGACTTCTCAAGAAACTCTGCGATCTCCACTAGTTTCTTACGGTCTTCATCCAAAAGAAGGTCTCCTGTAAACTGGTTGGTAGTAAGTGCCAGACCAGCAGCCACGTAGATACTGTCACACACTTCCTTAAGGTACTCTGGGGTGCCAACTTCTTCTGCCTTGATTTCAGAAGCTTCCTCATGACATAGACTAATCCAAAGACGTGGGTCTAGCGAAGCTTGGAACTTGTAGATAAATTCGCCTACAAGATTGAGTGGAGTTATTACTTGTTTTTCTTCAGTCATTAGTCTGCTTCCTGTACATTTACATCAATTGGTTTCATGTCGTCTACATCGTAGAGGACAGCGCGGATGAGGTCCTCTATGTCTGCTGAAAAGAAGTCACTGTCTGACCCAAGAAAATTGGCGTCAAGATCGACTTCCACTAGAATTGTTACCTCATATTTCATACTGTTCTCTACTGCCAAAGATTGCTAGTTATACTTTAATGGTGGTGTTTGTCAAGTTCTTCCTGAATACTGCCTTCGTATTGCCTCAAGAGAAACAAACTGTACTCCGTATAGACCATCCGATATACCGCGCTTGATGACAACCCCTTTCCACCAACCATCGTTCGATTGGCCAGCCCAACTTTCTGAAGCACCCTTGTAACACCCGGCGACAAGACCGATAGCGCCTTGACCGCCCGTATTGTCGTGGAAATAGATGTCACGCTTGTGACTATGACCAACACTGACAGAACGGAGACGGCTCCTGACCAAGGTGTAACCGTGGTGAATGCCAGAAATAGCGCGAGGACTGTTGCCACTAGTGATGTAGTGAGCGTAGTCCACGCCGTTGTAACTATGTATCTTAGGTGCGCCGTACTCGTACTCGTGGTACTCGTCGAACCAGCGGTTTGTTTCGAGATGCTTGAACGAGATGCCATACTTTGAACCTTCAATACGTGGATCAATTGAGATTGCTTTCTTGATCCTATTCTCGTGGTTACCTTCAAATCCGTAGAACGCTGGCCGTTTCTTACGGTTCTTCTTGAAGAGATGTCTGATACGTTCTTGGCTGTCGTTGTACGCGTCGATGTCACGCTCGTAGTTCTCAGCCACTAGGTTTGTAGGCTTGCCACTATCGTACATGTTCAGGGATCGCATGTCAGCGCCGTCACCTAGATCGACCACGTAGTCTGGACGTAGGTCGTATAGGAACTTACCCAACCAAGTGAACCGCTCGTTTGATACACTTGG